AGACGCGCCACCACATCACAAAACAGCGGTTTAGTTTTTGAGTGTTTGACTGCCGGAACGTCAGGTAGTTCGGAGCCTGATTGGCCTACAGATATTGGCAGCACGCTGACCGACAACACCGTTGTCTGGACAGCAATTAGTTCAATCTATGCTGATCTTTCTGCGTTATCGCCAGATGCAATAATTGAATTATTTGAGCTGCATTACGACAATACGCTGCACGGCAGCACAGACATTTTGCGATGGCACGCGGGAGTCAATGCAGATGTTACGGGCAACATCACTTGGAATAGCAACAGCTACACGCGCTTACCTGTGAAAGCTGAAGGATTCGAGTTTACAAATGGTGGCCAACTTCCACGGCCAACATTAACCGTTTCAAATTTGGCTGGGGTGATCACAGCATTGTTGATTGATGTGAACAAAGTAACATTAGGCAATGACTTGACCGGAGCCAAGGTGAAGCGAATAAGAACATTAAAAAAGTTTCTTGACGGTGAGTCAGCCGCTGATCCATACGCAACTTTTCCTATTGAAGAATACTATGTTGACCGCAAAGCTTCAGAATCACGAGATGTCGTGAGCTTCGAGCTTGCAAGCAAATTTGATTTGTCAAATAAGGAACTGCCAAATCGTCAGGTTGTGGCAAACATTTGTCAGTGGCAGTATCGCAGCTCTGAGTGCAGCTACACCGGCAGCAACTTCTTTGATGTAAACGACAACAGCGTTGGATCGTTGGCGCAGGATGCGTGCGGCAAGCGGCTTAGTAGTTGTAAAAAACGCTTTGGCGAAAATGGCGAACTACCGTTTGGGTCGTTCCCTGGCGCAGGACTGCTTTCATGATGCTGCCGCCTTCAATTATGAGCCTGATCATGGCTCATGCGAAAGCAGAGAGCCCCAAAGAGTGCTGCGGCTTGGTGGCTGTAGTCAAGGGTAAGCGTCGTTTTTTCCCTTGCAAAAACTTGGCTGATACGCCGGATGAGCATTTTGTCCTAGACCCGGCTGACTATGCAGCAGTAGAGGACAAAGGCGAAATCGTTGCTGTAATTCACAGCCATCCGACAACAAATCACAATCCATCGCCAGCCGATCGCGTTGCGTGTGAGCAAAGCGGACTCCCATGGCACATCGTGAACCCAAATACTGAGAACTGGGGTTACTGCGAGCCCGAAGGGTTTGAGTTGCCCTATGTGGGGCGTGAGTTTTCACACGGTGTGGTGGACTGTTACAGCCTGTGCCGTGATTGGTACAGGCGCGAATTAGGGCTTGAGCTGCGTAATTATCCACGTCGTAACAAGTGGTGGGAGCATGGCGAAAATCTCTACATAGAAAACTTTGAAAAAGAAGGCTTCCGGCAAATACCGCTTGCAGAGGTGCAACGTGGCGATGCGTTGCTGATGAATCTTGTCTCGCCAGTAGCAAACCATGCGGCGATCTACTTGGGCGACCAGTTGATCTTGCATCACGTCCAAGGGCGGCTATCTAGTCGCGATGTTCTAGGCGGCTACTATTTGAAGAACGTAGCTTGCGCCTTGAGGCATAGGCATGAAAGTCGTTAAGGTCTACGGCGCACTGCGCAAACTGCTGGGCAAGACTCAATTTGAGTTTGTCGCTGACACGCCTGCTCAAGCGATGCGTGCTCTGCTTGCAAATTTCCCGCAACTTGAGCGGTGGTTGATTGACAGCGAAAAACGTGGCGTTGCTTATCGCGTCACGGTAGGCAAGCAAAAAGTCCACAACGACGACATGTCGGGCATGTTTGCACCGTGGAGTGAGCAAGATGTTTTCAGCATCACGCCTGTGCTTACTGGTGCAGGTCGGGGCTTTGGCAGCATTTTGGCAGGTGTTGCATTAGTGGCTTTGACGCTTATTCCAGGGGGTTTGCCTATAGCTGGAACACTTGCCACCAAAATTGGCTTGTTTGGCGGGGCTTTGATTTTGGGCGGTATTGCTGAAATGATTTCGCCTGTTCCCAAGCCACCAAGAGAAGCATCGAAGTTGGAATCAAACAGTTTTAGCGGGGTTGGCAACACAGTTCGCCAAGGAGTCCCCGTCCCAATAGCTTATGGGCGAGTGTTTGTTGGATCGGCAGTCATTTCCGCTGGCCTTGACGTTGATCAAGTCTGACCATGACTAAATCAAAGTACATTGCAGGTGCTGGCGGCGGCAGCGGCAGCGGCGGTGGCGGCAAATTTGGCGGTGGTGGCGGCGGTACTCCGACTGAAAGTGATGATTCGCTGCAATCGAAGCAGTTTGCGAATGTTCTTGATCTGCTAAGCGAAGGAGAAATTCAAGGCTTAGACGATGGAAATAAAAGCATCTTTCTTGGTGGAACGCCGGTCGAAGACCTTGGAGGAAATGATAATTTCTCAGGGTTTACTATTGCCACCCGAAATGGCACACAATCACAGACCTATATTCCTGGCGTTTTTGCCAACGTAGAAAACGAAACGGCTGTCGGCGTAAACTTTACAAATTCCTCGCCAATTACGCGGCAAATTGCTGATTCAAATGTCGATCGTGTCCGCGTAACTATTCAAATTCCTGCTCTGCAAAATATTGAAAACGATGGAGATATTGTCGGCACAAGCGTTAGCATAAGCATTCAAGTTCAGTACAACGGCGGTGGCTTTAACACCGTTAAAACTGACATCATTTCAGGCAAAGCCAGCGGTGCCTATCAGCGAGATTATCTATTAACGCTTACCGGCGCATTTCCTGTAGACATCAAGTTAGTACGCAACACAGCTGACAGCTCATCGTCAAGACTGCAAAACGTAACTAACTGGCAAAACTTTACATCAATTATTGACGCCAAACTGGCTTACCCAAACAGCGCAATAGTTGGGTTGCGTTTTGATTCAAGCGCGTTCAATAATATTCCCGAACGCAAGTATTTAATTCGTGGCATTAAGGTCAAAATCCCAAGTAATGCGACGGTAGATACAACGACGCATATTGGAAGGATTACTTATTCGGGAATCTGGAATGGTGAATTTAAATCAGGCACTCACTTTACTTCAGATCCTGCCTGGTGCCTTTGGGATTTGCTTACGAATGAAAGGTATGGGTGTTCCGTTCCTGAATCATCGTTGGATCGCTATGACTTCTTTTCTGTTTCTCAATTTTGCAACACACTTGTCGATGACGGCAAAGGTGGACAGGAGCCGCGTTTTAGTTGCAACCTGCTGATCAACCAGCGTAAAGAGGTTTACAACGTCATCCAAGAGATGAGCAGCATCTTTAGAGGCATCTCTTATTACGGCGCTGGCTCGTTGGTTCTGCTGCAGGACAAACCTTCTGACGCTCAGTACACGCTTGGTCCTGCAAATGTAATTGATGGGATGTTCTCATATTCCGGGTCATCAATTCGCAGCCGCCACACTTGCGCCACTGTTGCATACCAAAACTACGACGAGCTTGGCGAGGTGTCGTTTGAGTACGTTGAAAATGCTGATGCTGTTGCTAAGTACGGCGTCAACAACAAGGACATCAAAGCAGTTGGATGTTATTCACAAGGCCAAGCCAACAGGCTTGGCAAATGGACGCTGCTAAGCGAACAAGATTTGTACGAGACGTGTGATTTTGCCATTGGTATTGATTCAGGCATTGTCGTTAGGCCAGGGATGGTGGTGGATATTGCGGACCCTGTGCGAGGTGGGACGAGAAGAAACGGGCGCGTTTCTTCAGCCACAACAACCCAGATAACGATTGACAGCAGCACTGAGCTTTCAGTTAACATGGGCAACAGCCCAACTATTTCAGTTGTTCTGCCTAATGGCCTAATTGAAACACGGGATATCGGCACGATTAATGGAACGGCAGTTAATGTCAGCGCTGCGTTTAGTCAGGCTCCGGCAACCTTTGCCCCTTGGTTAATTCAAACAACAGACATACAATCGCAACAGTTTCGAGTCATTAGTGTCTCAGAAAACGAAGACGGGATTTTTGGCGTTACTGCTATTAAATACAACGAAAGTATTTATGATGCGGTCGAGCAAAACTTAAACCTGACTCAGCGCGATATTACAAACATTACTGCAACGCCAACCGCTGCAACTAATTTGTCGGCAGCTGAGTTTCTATATAAAGAAGGTGGGACAGTCAGAACAGGCGTTGATATCAGTTGGTCAAGTCCTGTTGCCAACGTCACAGATTTCATTGTTCGTTATCGTTTGAATGACAATAATTTTGAAAAAATTGAAACTGAGGCGCAGTCAACGCAAGTAAAAGGCTTAAAGGCTGGGTCTTTAGAAGTACAAGTCACGCCGCGCAGTTACGTGGGAAAAACTGGGCCTACGACCTCTCAGACATTCACGCTTGCAGGCAAAACAGCAATTCCAGGCAATGTTCAGAACCTGACCCTGGAGCCTTTGAATTACAACAGCGCACGACTGCGCTGGGATGAAACCGTCGATCTCGACGTAAAGGTCAGCGGCAAGGTGCATATTCGACACAGCAATTTGACTGATGGCAGTGCTACGTGGAGCAATAGCACTGATTTAATTGCAGCCATTGCAGGTGGCGCTACAGAAGCGACAGTCCCTCTTTTAGAGGGGGAGTATTTGGTTAAGTTTGAGGATGACGGCCTCCGCAAAAGCGCAACAGAAGCCAGCATCGTTGTTGATCAACCAGTTGCACAGACATTTTTTGGCGTCAAAACACAGCGCGAAGATCAGCTATCAACGCCATTTAGCGGCAGCAAAACCGACACGACTTACGACTCGACCTATGACGCTTTGATTCTCGACAGCGATGGTTTGACTGCAGGCACTGGTGAATATGCTTTCGCCGACACGTTGGACCTTGAGGCCGTTTACAGCTTGGATCTAGAACGTCGGCTAGTAGCTCGCGGCATTTATCCAACCGATACCTGGGACAGTCGAACAGCGTTGATCGATACTTGGTTGGATATTGATGGCGGTGTTGTTGATCAGGTCAACGCAGAGCTGTACGTGCGAAAGACCAACGACAACCCGTCTGGTTCTCCGACATACAGCGCCTGGCAGCCGCTAGCAAACGGTGTTTTAAAGGCTCGTGCTTTTCAATTTAAGGCTGTTTTGACATCATCTAATGCGGCTCAAAACATCCTTGTTGATGAGCTTGGCTACAAAGCGCAGATGCAGCAGCGCACAGAGCAGAGCACCTCAGCAATTGCTAGCGGAACGTCGGCCAAAGCTGTGACGTTTACAAATGCGTTTTTCACTGGAACTAGCAGCTTGGGCGGAGCAAATAGCGCATTGCCTACAATTGGCATCACACCGCAAAATATGGCCACGGGCGACTTTTTTGAGTTGAGCAGCATTTCTCGAACTGGATTCACAGTGACGTTTAAAAACAGCAGCAGCACGATTGTCGATCGCAATTTCAACTACATGGCGACAGGCTTTGGTAAGTCGTAAACTGTCGGCAGCACTGCGCTAGGGCCTTGTGGCAACTCATGACTATTCCCTAGCAGACCAGAGCGGAGCCAGCTTCCGTGGCGACCTCAACAACGCGCTGTCTGCGATTGCGACTAATAACAGCAATTCAACCGACCCAGCGACCACATTTGCTAACCAGTGGTACGTAGACACGGGCGACAGCACTTTAAAAATTAGGAACGCAGCCAACTCGGCGTATATAAACGTAAGCGCGGTTGGTGGTATTGGGACGGCAAACCTTGGCTTAGCCCTTGCCGCATCACCAACGTTTACGGGGACTGCCACGTTTGCGGGCAATGTCCTGATGTCAGGCAACGGAACGCTTGACTTGCCAGTCGGAACAACAGCTGAGCGTCCGGGTACTCCTAATAACGGGATGATCCGGTACAACTCAACGCTTTCGCGGTATGAGGGTTACAGCGGTTCAGCTTGGGGGCAGCTTGGCGCGGGTGCAACTGGCGGCGGCACTGACCAAATTTTTACCACCAATGGCCAATCGGTCACCACAGATTTCACGTTGACTGGAACGTTAAACGCAATGTCAGCAGGACCAATAAGCATTGCCAGTGGAGTTACAGTGACGGTTAGTTCCGGTGCCACTTGGACGGTGGTCTGACATGAGCACGATAAAAGCAGCCAATTTACAAAACACGGGGAGTGGTGCTCCTGTGTTCAAGAACAGCTCTGGTACGGAGATTGGTCAGCTTGCAAAAGCGTGGATCAACTTAGATGGCACTGGAACGATTTCTATAAGAAATCAATTCAACGTTAGTTCAATCACTGACGTGGCAACTGGCATATACAAAATAACTTTTACCACTGCAATGCCTAACGTAGACTACGTTGTTGTAACAACTTCAGGCGAAAATTCTTCAGCCCTTAGTGTTCTTCATGACAGTGGCGCCGGCAATTATCGTGCTCCAACCGTGAATGATTTTTTAGTGCGTCATGCAGACGACCAAGGCACTCAGTACGATAGGCGGCAAGTTGCTGTCGTAGTTTTCGGAGATTGATCCATGAGCACCCTCAAAGTTAATGCGCTGCAAAACACCAGCGGCACTGCTTTAAACCTTATTAAGCAGATTGTTCAGACAGAAAAAGGCGACACTTTTTCGTTTACTCCGTCTTCAACCCCAGAATTTGGAACAATTATGTCTGCGACAATAACGCCTTCATCTACTTCGAGCAAGATTCTTGTCATTTACACAATGAACTGCCGTAGTTCTGCCACAAACTCAGGACATGGTACGAGAGTTCTAAGAGGTAGTACTGCGATTGGTATTGGCGATACTAATGGCAGCAGAACACGAGCGGGTATGGGAAGTTTTTTCAATAGTTCTGACTATCGCAATCGCTGCGTTTCACAAACAATCTTGGATTCGCCGTCAACTACAAGTGCAATTACATACAACTTGCAAATTGGCGGTGAAGCAGGTTCTGCTTATATTGTTAATGCAGGTAACGCCGATAGTGTGGCCTATTCTCAATCCTGCACTCACTTGACATTGTTGGAGGTAGCAGGATGAATCACGACGCGATTCGCCGCGTTTATCCAAACGCCAAACTTATTGATGACAGCACTGGTGCGTTTGACACCAACGGTGTTCAAATAACGCTCGACCAGTCGCTTGTAGATGCTGCCGCTGCTGAGTTGGTAACTGAAAACGCTTGGAACGATCTGCGGACCAAGCGCACACAACTGCTAACGGAGACTGATTATTTAGCTTTGTCTGACGCTACTCTTAGTGCAGACATGCGGACTTATCGTCAGGCGTTACGGGATCTTCCCGCTAACACCAGCGATCCTGCAAACCCTACCTGGCCCACTAAGCCATGAGCGACAAGCGCA